TGGCAGTACACGACAAAGAGGCATCCGACACAAAGCCACACAAGAAACCCACCAAGCACGACGAGAACATGAGGACGATTGAAAGAGCTTGGCGCAACTCAGGCAAAGAGATAAGAAATGGAATGCCCTACGTGTCTAGGTCAGCCATCCGAGAAATGCTCGTGAACGATGGCGCATCCGAAAGAACCGCCAAAAACAAGACCGAAAGCAGTAGGGCCGATGGACTCATTGCACCAATGCTGAACGCCGGTATATTGGAACAATTCGAGCACGGGTGGGTAATTGTTGATGAAGTTCAAATATCTAGTTTGATGCTAATGAAAAGCAATGGGAAAACTAAATGATCAAAGACATTGAAGAATACCCATGGAGTGAAGAGTTGCAATGTAGATATATGTCTTGGATAGCAGAAGACATAACTACGTTGATACTAAGAACACCGGATGAATACAACAAATGCGACATGGCCGGTTGCATCCGCATAGCCAAAAAGATCATGCCAGAAGTGACCAAAATTGTCGTCTTTGAAGGCTCTAGGAAAGGGGCGGTTTACACCAAAAAAGGCATCAAATGGAACTCCGGGATACAAATCTAGGCGTAGTGTTTTCGCCCCTAAACGCCCCTAGGGGCAAAAAGGGGCAGTTAGGGGCATTGTGCGAAAATTCACAAAAAACGCCCCGCCCCGCCCCTAACACCTTTAGGTTAGGGGCAGTAGGGGCATTGTGAATCGTGCAGGGGCGGGGTGGGGTGATGATTCAACTTGATAAGTTAGGGAGTGCTAACATGAGTGATGATCTTGAAGGGTCTGGACAAGAAAGTAGGGGGTGGGGTGGTGCGAGGCCGAATTCGGGCTATCCGGGCATGGTGCCGACTGATGAGGAGCGGGCCATGGTGGAGAAGTTATCTGGCTTTGGATTGCAGCAAGAAAGCATCGCGGCGATGGTGCGGGATGGTATTCACGTAGATACCTTGCGCACCCACTTCAAAAGAGAATTGGAATTAGGCCGCGCCAAGGCTAATGGGAAAATAGGTAAGACCTTATTCGATAAGGCCATGGCCGGAGATACTGGATCGCTTATCAGTAATACTAAAACTCAAATGCGCTGGGCAGAAACTCAAAAGCACGAGATAGTACATACTGGTATTAGTATTACTGGTGCATTAGAGGCGGCGAAGGCTCGTCTCATTGAAGAGAACATCATCGATGCGGAGATCGTGAAGCCCCGGCAGCTCGAAGATGGGTCTGGGCAAGGGGAGACGTAAAAAAAGGCCCCTAGGGGCCTTTTGAGTTGATTGAATAGCGGTCGAGGATGACCCAAGCTTTGAAGACTTGGTGCTGGTCTACGTGGGGCATCGAGCCTATCTCCCGTGCCAGTGCGAGCAGGGCGCCCATGGCCTGGGTGTAGGTGGGCAGATTGGCGTCGGCTAGCAGCTGGTCGGCTTGAAGGATTGGTGGGTTCATTTTGCGCACCTGTATGCGTCTCCCAGGATCGTCCAACGATAGCCGCAGGACGTACACCCCAGCCTGCGCCGTTTAACGCCGTGGCGGGGGCTGTGGCGCGTTTCTAGCACCCTTGCGGGGGCTTGGCACTTGGGGCAGTACTTCATCGGTAGAATTCCTTCTCAAGGATGTGGGTGGGGACGCTGAAGGCTATCGAGGTCAGGATCAGGGCGATCTTGAACGGGTGGCCCTCATTCAGCAGGGCGCACAAGTGGGCTTGGCGGGTTTGGCTCATCAGAAGTACATCCCAAGGACTAGGCCGCCGATGATGCCCAGGGCGATGGCGAAGAGGGCTTGTTTCATGTTGTGCTTTCGTTGATGGGGCCGAAGCCCCTGGTTGTTAGGCTGCGCGAATCCAGCCAGCACGCTGAATGTAGTCGGCATGATCTGCCAGCAGTTCAGCCTGAGTCTTGTACCAAGGGCCAACTTGCCGGGGCTTGCCATCGTTCGTGTCGAGGTGTTGCCAGCCTATGCCGCGAAGGTGCTGGTAAAAAATCCCTGTCGTCTGTGAGTAGCGGGTTGCTTGCATGGTGTATCTCCTGGTTGGTTGCTGCGCTGTCTGTTAGTCATGTCGCGCAGTGATGTAAATGTAGCATGGTTCTAGTGTCTGGACACTAGGGGAAACACTAGTACATTAAATTGTTGACACCACGACATCGCTTTGCTATAGTTCACTCATCGCATCAAACAGCAGCAGCTGACCGATGCAGACAACAGGAGATAGAGATGATCGAAAAAATCAAGCACGCAGCTCTCGTGGCCATTTTTGGCGTAGTCACGTTGGCCATAGCGGTTGGCATGGCAATGGCAATGAACCCGGCCACGTGGCGATAAGCAGCGGGGGCTGAGCCCCCAGCTCGCTGCCCTACGTCGCACGATGCTGCACGATCCTCGGTCGCGGCAGGCTAGCCCCTGCGCTTTTTAAATCAAGGGGGGGGGTAGGGCCCTGCGCGACCGGTCAAGCTGGGGGAAGGGTTCACGAGAAATTTTTTGCAAAATTTTTATTTTTATCATGCGTTTTATCTTTTTCTATCTTGCACTAAACTATCAATATCCCACACCCCTTCATTAACTTACACTACAAGGTTAAACATGAATTCAATTGACAAAGTAGAACAAGAAATTCAAGCCAAAGGCTTGACTGCGCCGCGTATCACGCCAGCCGACATTGAGGCAAACATTGTTTCGGAGCACTATTTCACCGCCGCGCAAGGCGTGTACGGGGCTGGAAGCGCAACAAACTCAAATCCAGAGAGTTTGTCATTGTTGACTTTTTGTGTGCTGGTGCTTCGAAACGGTTTTACCGTAACCGGCGAATCTGCCTGCGCCAGCTCAGAAAATTTCGATGCTGGAATCGGGCGCAAGATTGCAAGAAATGAAGCAGTAGGCAAAATTTGGCCGCTAATGGGTTATGAGCTCAAGACTAAGCTGGCAAAGAAAGTTGCGTAAATTTTTGGAGTAACTATGCAAACCCCCATCTACAAGCCCCAAGAGGAGCAAGAACTTATGTCATTGATCTGGAGTGAGCGGATCAAGGATGACCCGTTGGCGTTTGTGATGTATGTGTTTCCGTGGGGTGAGAAGGGGACGCCGTTGGAGAGGTTTAGGGGCCCGAGGAAGTGGCAGAGGGAGGTTTTGGGGGATTTGAGGGATCACATTCGGGAGAACAGGGCTTTGCAAGAGGCGAAGTTGCCGCACCAGAGTGAGGATGATGTGGCGTATAAGGTTTTGAGGGAGGCGGTGAGTTCTGGGCGTGGGATTGGGAAGTCGGCGTTGGTGTCGTGGGTGGTGATATGGATGGTGTCGACGAGGATTGGGTCGACGACGATCATTTCGGCGAACAGTGAGCCGCAGTTGAGGTCGGTGACGTGGGCGGAGATTACGAAGTGGTTGGCGATGGGGATTAACAGTCACTGGTTTGAGATCAGTGCGACGAGGGTATTGCCGGCGAAGTGGTTAACGGAGTTGGTGGAGAAGGATTTGAAGAAGGGGACGAGGTATTGGGGGATTGAGGGTCGGTTGTGGAGTGCTGAGAACCCGGATGCGTATGCGGGGGTGCACAATTTTGATGGTGTTATGGTGATTTTTGATGAGGCGTCGGGGATTGACGATGCTATTTGGTCGGTGGCGACGGGTTTTTTCACGGAGAACACGCCAAATCGGTTTTGGTTGGCGTTTAGCAATCCGCGGCGCAATGTGGGTTACTTTTTTGAGTGTTTTGGGTCTAAGAGGGACTTTTGGACGACGAAGGTGATTGATGCGCGGTCGGTTGAGGGGACTGATAAGGCGGTGTATGACCAGATCATTGAGGAGTATGGTGAGGATTCGATCCAGGCGCGGGTGGAGGTGTATGGGGAGTTTCCGGCCGCGGGTGAGGATCAGTTTATTTCGCCTGTTGTCATTGATGAGGCGATGTCGAGGCCGAGGTGGAAGGATCAGACGGCGCCGATAGTGATTGGGGTGGATCCGGCGCGGGGCGGGATGGATTCAACGGTGATTGTGGTGAGGCAGGGGCGGGATATTGTGGCGATCCGGCGGTATAAGGGGGACGACACGATGACGACGGTTGGGAATGTGATTGATGCGATAGAGGAGTACAAGCCTGCGTTGACGGTGATTGACGAGGGTGGGTTGGGGTATGGAATTCTTGACAGGTTAACGGAGCAGAGATATAAGGTGCGAGGGGTTAATTTTGGCTGGAAGGCTAAGAATCCTGTGATGTGGGGGAATAAGAGGGCTGAGATGTGGGGTGCGATGCGGGATTGGTTAAAGACTGCGTCGATGCCACAGGATCGGGCCATGAAGTCGGATTTATTGGGTCCGATGAAGAAGCCGGACTCGTCTGGGACGATTTTCCTTGAGGGTAAAAAGGAGATGAGGGCTAGGGGTTTGGCTAGTCCTGACGCGGCGGATGCGTTGGCGGTTACTTTTGCTTATCCGGTGGCGAGTCGGGAGTACAATCCGAAAAACGAGCGTCGGGTGGTAATGCAGGGTGGTGCTGGCGCGTCTAGTTCTTGGATGGGGAGCTGAAATGCCGTTGGTCAAATCTAAGTCTCCAGAGGCTTTTCGCAAGAATGTCAAAGCTGAGGTGGCGGCGGGTAAGCCTGTGAAGCAGGCGGTTGCGATTGCGTACTCTGTGAAGCGTGAAGCTGCTGATGCCAAGAAGGGCAAGAAATGAGTAAGAAGGATCAGGATATCCTTTCAACGGCGCGTTCTCGCTTGAACATGGCTATTGCGGCGTATTCGGAGAGCCGCGAGGACGAGATTGACGATCTCAAATTCTTTGCTGGTTCGCCTGATAACCATTGGCAGTGGCCTGCGGATGTATTGGCGACTCGTGGGGCGGTGCAGGGGCAGACGATCAATGCGCGGCCCTGTTTGACCATCAATAAGCTGCCGCAGCATGTGCGTCAGGTGACAAATGACCAGCGTCAGAATCGGCCTGCGATCAAGGTTATTCCGGTTGATGACAAGGCGGATGTCGAGGTTGCGGACATTTTTGACGGGCTGATGCGCCATATTGAATACATCTCGGATGCGGATGTAGCGTATGACACGGCGTGCGAGAACCAGGTTGCGTATGGTGAGGGGTACATTCGGATCCTGACCGAGTACTGCGACGATAACTCGTTTGATCAGGACATCAAGATTGGCCGGGTGCGCAACAGTTTTAGCGTGTACATGGATCCGACGATCCAGGACCCATGCGGTTCGGATGCAAAGTGGTGTTTCATTACTGAAGACATTTTGAAGGCTGATTACGAGCGGATGTTCCCGGACGCCAATCCGGTTTCGACGTTGCAGACGTTGGGAGTGGGTGATCAGTCGTTGTCTCAGTGGATCAATGAAGACACGATCAGGATTGCGGAGTATTTTTACATTGATTACGACCGCAAGACGCTGAACTTGTATCCTGGCAATGTATCTGTGTTTGAGGGTACGCCTGAAGACAAGCAGATGAAGTTGATGGGCATGAAGCCTGTGCGCACTCGTCAGGCGGATGTGCAAAAGGT